ATCAAGGTGTTCCTAATTCGGAACTGTTTGCTGCGGTTAATGCGCTTGGTTTAAGTGGTCTTCTAAATGACACCACTGCAACGTCTGTAGATTTTCAAGCTGTTAAAGCTCTTGTCTCAGGAGAAATCGACACATTGGTTGGTTTCAAATTTATTATTCTTGAAGACAGGACTGAAGGCGGTTTGACGGTTGCAGCTAACGTAGTGGATTCATGGTTCTTCCAACGTCCAGCCGTAGGGCTTGCGATTGGTATTGACATGAAGACTGAAGTTAACTGGATTGCTGAACGAACTTCATGGTTGTGTAACGGAGCATTAAAAGCTGGCTCTGTTGTACGCGATGAAGGTGGTTTGGTAAAAGTCCAATATACGCAGACCGCATAGGAGGTGTAAACATGGCTTTTTCAAGAGATGGCTTATGCCGAATAGGTGGATCTGGTACAGGTGGTGCAACGTGGCAGTATTCAACTGCTGATGCAACTTCAACTGTTACTGCTGATACTAATTACTTTGCTAGTGCGAAAGATGAGTTAAACGCTGGCGATGCAATGATTATCATTGGTACAACTGGAAGTACGCCAACTGGACGTATTAGTTATGTCGAATCCAACAACGGTACAACTGTTGTAATGGGTGCTGGCATAGTTATAACTGCTTAAAGATCGGGGGCGAAAGCCCCCTTTCTAAAGAGGCTTCTGATGGCAGAGAAGATTAAACTAATCTCCAATGCACTTATATTGATTGGTGATTTGCCTGTCACTTCTTTAAGTGGGAACTCTCGCGCAGAAACGGTTGCTAATAACCTTTACGACAATATTGTGCAAAACGAACTGTCTAAGTTTAGATGGGGATTTGCTAGGCGTAAGGCGCAGTTAGCATTAACAGTTGACACACCAATAGGTAACGAATGGCGGCAGATTTATCAGTTGCCAACAGACTTGCTCACCCTAATAAATGTAAACCAAGCGATACCATATCAAATTTATAGTGACAAACTACATTGTAACTATAATGGGTCGTTGTACATTGATTACACCGCTAATGTGCCAGAAGGCGAGTTTCCTGTTTATTTTGCTAAAATGATTGAATATGCATTGGCAATGGACTTTGCTACGTCTATACGAGACAGTGCGGCATCAGCAGAAGACAATGCAGGAAAGTATATAAACGCATCTCGTATGGCGCGATTTACTGACTCCCAGCAACATCCTACCGAACCACTGAGAAGCCAACCGTTTATTGCCGTGAGGCGCTAAATGGCTAAGTCAAGATTCATACAAACTAGCTTTGCCAGCGGTGAATTGTCACCGTTGTTAAAAGGTCGTACTGATTTAAACCAATATTACGCAGGAACCTCTACAGCAGAGAATGTTGTTATTGTGCCGCAGGGCGGTTTAAAACGCAGGGCTGGTACGTCAGTAGTAGGCGAAGGTATATTGCCGCTTATACGAAATACGACAACCCCTACAATGCCTAGTGGTGGTACGGCTGGTAATATTAACGATGGTAATTTAGCGACTAACACAACAACGAATGTAATAGGTACAGGTGGCACATCTGGTCAACCTGATTTTGTTGTAGCGCATTATGATATTGGCGCATCACCAGATGAAATATTATTTTTAGACATACGCAAAATTAAAACGGTTACTGTATCAGCAACGGTATGTAATCTTAAATTGCAGTATTCAACAGATAATGCAGCTTGGACTACAGCGGAAACGTTTGCTGTAAACAACACCGAACTAACATTTAGAAAACGTGTGACGTTGGCTAAACGATATTGGCGTTTAGTAAGGTCTGGGGATAGTACAGGTGATTTAGGTTCACAAACAATAAACCTTGCAGAGTTTAATTTACAAACTGAAAAAGCTATTGGCACTGAAACAACTAATGCAGTAAAAATGTTTGATTTTGCTGTTGAGCATGACCGTCAGTATTTATGTGTGTTGACGGAAGGTAATATGGCAATTTATTTGTGTGGTGATACTACGTTACATAGTGCTGATTTAATTATGGACTACACAGAAACAGAGATAATGGATGTACGCCATTGTCAAACCGAACAGGTTATGTTGTTGTTTCACGAAAACCATGCATCTAAACGCATTATAAATGATGGTAGTTCTAATTATAATTCGTTTGCTCTGGATGACATTCCGTACCTAAACGTCCCACAATACGATTATAACGACAGCCAAAGCCCTACGCCTGTTGATGATGTGCAGCGATTAACTTTTAATAGTTTTGTTGCAGGGGATACTTATCAAATAGATATTGAGGGTGTATTGAGCAAGAATATTACATTTGCTGGTGTAGCTGGGGCTGATCAACAAAGTTCAACGGTTTTTAATTTGCAGAAAAATCTACAAGAAATGCCGGTATTTGGTCAAACAGGTGTTACGGTAGCCTACGTTAGTAGCGCAGTATTTGATATAACAATTTCTGGAGAATCAACAAAAGATTTTGAATTGTATTCGGGTTTTCCTACATCGGGTACAGCAAGCAAAACATTAGGGTTTGTTAAAACAGCAAATGGTTCGCCACGCAAAGAAGATGTATGGTCAACAACACGGGGTTACCCCAAAATGGGCGCTTTTCATGCTGGGCGTTTGTGGTTGGGTGGCACTAAGTCTAAATCACAAAGTTTGTTTGCGTCTAAGTCAGGGTCGTTTTTTGATTTCTTTTTTGAAGATGGCGCAGACGATGAAGGAATGTTTCTTACGCTTACATCTAAAAACCTTACATCAATTGTAAATATTAACTCCGATAGAGGGTTGCAAGTATTTACAAGAGGAGCAGAGTTTGTTGTAGAAAATAATACACCCAGTACCGTGTCTATTGTAAGTCAAACGCAGCATGGTTCATTGCCAGTAGAAATAATATCAACGGATGGTGCGTCATTATTTGTAGATCAAAACGGTCAGTCTATCCGACAGTATGTGTTTAGTTTTAATGAGGATGCATATACATCAGAAGATATAAGCGTTCTGTCTAGCCATTTAATAAAAACGCCTGTAGACATATCGGTATTGTCAGGCACGTCATCAGAGGATGCTAATTGGGTATTTATAGTTAATACAGATGGTACAGCGTCTATATTAAACACGGTTCGTTCACAAGATATAAATGGATTTACCTCGATAAAAGCGGCAGCAAATATAGATGATGCAACTAACACATCGGCTATACAAAGTTGTGTGGTAGTGCAAAACGAAATGTATCAGGTTGCTAAACGATTCCAAACAGGTGCAGGATATCGATGGAATATAGAAAAGTGGAATTATGACCGTATGCTTGATGGTGCATATTTTCAAGATAGCAGTTTAAATACTATTACAACATTAGATATTTATAACGGTTGTAAACTACAAGTAGTTGGTGGTAAAACCACAGATGGTGTTATTGTAGGTCGCGTGAACATTGGTGAAAAAACAGTATCTAATGGAGAGATAACATTAACTAACGATGAAATTACAGGCATAGATTGTGTTGAGGTAGGGTTTCCATTTACACCAACAATTGAGCCTATGCCTATAAATACCACTATAGGTAGTGGTGATAATGTCATGCGAGAGAAAAAGATTTGTCGTATGAATTTGCGTGTTTATGAAAGTGCTGGAATTTACATTGACGGTAATCCTGTTCCTAACAGGCAGTTTAGTCTTGCAGCAACAAGTCCTGTTGGAACGGTTATTACACCACGCACAGATGTTATACAAGACAACAATGGCGGCAATGGATGGGGCATTAATGTAGTGCCTGTTATTACTGTGCCTAATTCAATGCCATTCCAAATACAAGCAATTGAATACGAAGTGGAATCATCATAGAGGTAAAGTAAATGATTGATTGGGTAATTGCAGCGTTAACGGTAGCCTCAACATATCAGGGCTATCAAGGTCAACGAGCTATGGGCAAGGCTCAAGAAGCCGAATTTAGAAGGCAAGCAGAAGAAGAGCGCATTGCTGCACAAGCGGAAGAATTAACACGCGCTCAAGAACGTAACCGTCTTTTAGCGGCAAGTACAGAAGCGTTGGCAAGAAGTGGAATTGCAGCGGAAGGAACACCAGCATCAATTGCTTTGTCATCAGCCGAAAACATTAGTTTAAGTGAAGGGATGATTAAATTAAGTGACCGATTGAAACGCGATCAATTGCGAAGGCAAGGAACAATGGCGAGAAAAACAGCCAATATTCAAGCACAATCAACCTTGCTAAAAGGGGCTACGCAATTAGCCTCAAATCCTGCATTTCAAAAAGAGTAAAAGTAAATGGCACGAGAACCAATACAATTTTTTGGTCGATTCCAACCTACAGGTGTAGACACATCAGCAGCAGATAGATTGAAAGCTATTGTGGGTCGAGCCGATGAAGTAGGGGAATTAGCAGTTAGCATTGGTCAAGCTAATGCAAACAGCAACGCCCGAAAAGACGCTGTTGCAGCGGTTCAAAAGGCTAAAACAATAGATGAATCAGGAAAAACAACGTATGACACTATTGAAAAGCGCAATGCGTTTGTCTGGGGTGCAAAAGAATTTAATCGCGTTGTAGAAAGTGAGTATGTTAATGGTGTAACAGCCGATGCGTTTAAAATAATTAATGAAAATGCAAGAAAGTATGACAGAGATTCTCAATTGTTTGAGCAAAACACACAAATAGCACTAGACGCTTTAACGGCAAACATACCCCCTGAGTTACAACCGTCTATACAACAAACGTTGTACCTTGCTAAAGAGCAGAAATATTCAACAATTTTTAACAAACAACGCACTGAAACAGAAAAAAAGGCTGCTGCGTTAGCACTAGAAAATTTGGGAGAGGTAAGGACAACTATAGAAGAAGCTGTGAGAAAAGGCGAAACAGCACAAGCATTAGGACTATTGGGATGGAATGCTGAAAAAGGTACGTGGAACACTGACGGCCCTTTAGAAGACATTAGGCTGTATGAAGGGCTTGGGTATATAAAGACAGGAACAGCGCAAGCCGTTATAGACAACTTTAATTTTGATGCTTATTCGGTTACCCAGATAGCAGAGTTTGAAAAACAATTACAACCGCAAGGCGATGAAACAGAAGCGGATATGATACAACGTGCGAAAGCGGTTATTGCTGAACGCAAAAAAGTGCAATTTACAGAACAAATGCAGGATAACTTAAAAGGCGATGACAGTACGATTCCTGTGACTAAAGAACAAACGGCTGATATTACAAAACAAATGGAGGAACGATTAACGCGATATGAAACAGAACGAAAACAAGAACTAGACAAAAATAGATTAGAAGACCGACTAGCTAACCAAGCAACTTATGATGGCTTGATTAGCAATGTTTTGTCAGGTGATGGCGATATAAGTGAGTTAGAAACCTTTAGTGAACAGCAAGATTATTTAGACACAATGGAGTTTAACCAAGAAATAACAGGCGAGCAAAAAAGCAATTTGCAAACGTATTTAAGCAGAAAATACGATCGATCTAACCTAGAAAATAATTCGCTTGCGGCAGGAGAAATTTTAAGCGCTATTGCATTGGTTAATTCAAACCACGAACATAGTGTTGATAGTGAGGAGTATTTAAGAAACGTACAAGCAATAGAAAAAGACATTTTAACAAGGGAGGGAATTACGTCAGACCAACGATATAAATTATATAATCAATTGACAACATTAACAGCAGCTAAAAAAGCTGGAGCGTTAATAGAATTTAGCTCAACCTTTGAGGATGGGGTAACGATTATTCAAAACCAAAAACTTGATCCAAAAGATAAATCGCAAATTCTGGTAAACACGTTTAATCAGTTTGATAAGGATCAAAACGAAATTTCAATAGACACAGAAAATAGGGACAAAGCACTTTCAAATTTATATAACGAAATTTTATATCGACAACTTATTAATCAACAAGAGTTAGATGAAGACAAAAACAATAAATTGATTGAGGAGTTTGTATTACTACAATTTCCAGAAGAAGAACAAGTAAAAACCACAGGCGTTTTTGGCATAAAGCGCCCTAAACAAAGACTAGCGGTTTTAGAAAAACAGCGCACAGAGCGTGAAGCAGAAACGGACGTAAAAAGAAACGAATTAAGAAAGACGCTTAGAGGAAGCGAGGAGTCTGTCGAATCAAATGTAGTAACACGCGTAGCGCCAAGTGGCAACAAGTACACAGTAAAAACAGTGCCTGAATAATGCCAACATATCGCCTTACAGACGATCAAGGAAGAACCCTAGATGTTGAAGGGGATGTGCCCCCGACAGGCGAAGATATTGAGTTTTTGTTTTCTCAACTAGACAATGAAATGCCAACGGAAGCTGCACCACCAATTAAAACGCCTAAGTTAACACCCCCACCTGTTATACAACAAAACCAAAATGTTATTAACAGAGCTGTTACCGATCAAGTAAAAAATAAAGAAGCAGCAGACATTGTAAAAGACAGACAAAAACAGCAAGACGATGCACGTAAGTTGTATGCAAAAATGTTTGGAAGTGACAAAGCCAACGCATTGATAGACAATCCTATTACATGGGGCGAAGTAGGCAAATACACAAATAGCACAACGGTTGGTGGTTTTAAATTACCGTTTATAAGTACAGGTGAAGAAGGCATTAGGGCGGCTAATATTTTAGCAACGTCATTAAAACTTAAAAACAATCAAGAAGTAACACCACAAGACCAACAGCAGCTTAAAGAATATTTTAAACAAATGCTTGAAATGCAAGCAAGAGGCTTTACCTTTGGTGGAAAGTTTCGTTATTTTGGGCAAGAAATACCAGCGTTTTTAGGCGAGTTTGCATTGACAGGATTTGGTGCTGGTAAAGTATTAGCAGCAACAGGACAAGAAGCTGTTGAACTAGGTATTGAAACCACAGGGAAAGAGTTAATTAAGCGTGGTGCGTTGCAAGCTGCTGCACTTGCAGGAACTCCGTATGGACAAGGATATAAACAATATCAAAATATTCGTCTTAATGGTGAGTGGGAAATAACCGACAAAGGACAGTGGATTGTTAATGCCAACAAAGAAAACCAAGCAATCAGCGCAATGCGAGCATTTGGTTATGTTAGTTCAGAAGTAGCCGCAGAGTTATCAGGGTTTGCAATAGCCAACAAACTATCTAAATCAGGTGTTACTCAGGGGTTTAAGCAAAAACTAGCCAATAGCACAGTAACACTAGCCGACAAACTGCCTGACAATCTTAAAATTAATTTATTAAAAGCCTATAAAGCAATACAACCTAACGCGACTATGACAAAAATGTTAAGTCAGGTGGGTTGGAATGGTATGTTGCTTGAATTAGGGGAAGAACGAATTGCAGATGTGTTGCGTGAATCTGTGGATTTAGCGCTTAAAGACGGCTATACGGTTCAAGATGTGCTGGATGGTATTGTGCCTGACGCAGAGCAGTTATTATTAGAAGCTGGGTTAATTGCTACAATGCGCGGTACAAGTGCGGCAACAAATATTGTTGCTAATCAACTCCAAAAAACCAACATGACAACGGAACAAGCAGAAAATATATTAAGGAGTTTATCAGAACAACAAACAGAGGATTTAGCCAATGAAGCGCTGGAGGTAGATGGTACAACAATTCAAGAAATAGACACGGGTGAAATAACACCAGAAGCACAAGCCGTGTTAGATCAGGAAGTAGATTCAGATGGAGCAGTTATCGAGCCAGAAGATGTTGAGACCACAGACGAAACGGTTGAGGTTGAGCAAAATGAGGTTAGAGATTTACTATTTGATACATTACAGTTAACAGGCACACCAGAACAAAACACACAACAAGAAGCCATCACCGAACCACCTCCTATAGCGGAAGAGCAAAGCACATTTAAAGGTTGGTACTATCAATGGTTTGATGATTTAGGGTCTATTGTTGATCTTGCAAAATTAGCAACAAGCCGTGGCGCAAACACTACGTTAGAAACAACGGTAAGGGTGTGGCGTGGCGTAACAGGAATGGCTAAACAGTCTATCGAGTATAGAACGGTTAAATTTGATGAAGATGGAAACGTAATAGAAACGGGTGAAGGATTAAAAACAATACTTGATGATTGGGATTCTCAAGTAATGGGCGTAGAGCCAAACAAAGAAGCCCGAAAAAAAGACTTAAACGATTACCTTATAGCACAGCGATACATTGAGTTAGCAGAAAGAAAAGATGCTGATGGCAAGCCAAAAATTGAAATTAGCGATGAACAAAAAGAAAAGACAGCACAAGATTTAGCTCGTTTGCAACAAAAGTATGGCGATAAATTACAACAATTAGAGTTTGCAGCGCAGCGCATTTACGATTACCAGACACGAATCTTAGAGCAAATGTTGTCTAGCGGTCTTATATCGCAAGAAACGTTTGACACCATTACGTCTGAAAATAAAAATTATGTTCCATTTAATAGAATACGTTTGACTGAAGATGGTGAGGCGTTGTTTGAAGAAGATGGCTTTAGAGACACATCAACAACATTCGCAAACAAAAGCGAAAAGACAGTATTAAAACCAATAAAAGGTTCAGAGTTAGATATAAAAGACCCTATTGAATCAATAATGAAAAACGTATTTGCAATAACCGATTTGTCCTTTCAAAACCGTATTGCCCAACAAATTATTGCTTTAGCCGATTATGTTCCAGAGTTTGTAGAAACATCTCGCCCCCGTATGCGAACAATGAAAAAAGGTGACGAAACAATCACGCAGCCAGCCGAAGTGCAAAGTCCTCAGTTAATACGGGTTAAAGTTAATGGGCAAAACAAGTTTTACAAAGTAAATAAACATTTAGCAAAAGCATTTGAAAATGTATCAACGCAAGAATTAACAGGTCTAATGTGGTTGTTAGAAGCAGCCGCAAGAAAACCAGCAGAAATACTTAGAACAGGCGCAACGATAGTACCTGAGTTTATGGCGCGAAACTTTTTGCGTGATGTGCATGGCGCGTTTATACAGTCTGATATGAGAATTATGGACATTCCGCGAGGTTTGTTATCACGAATTAAAAAAGACGAGCTGTATAAACAATGGGAAGAATCGGGCGGTGCATTTAATAATAAAATGTATCTTACTGATGACGGAATGAAACAAGCCTATGAAGAGCTTATTTCTAAAGACGGCAAGTTAGCACGATATTTAAAAAACCCAATTAATTTGCCTAATGATATGAGCATGGTTATAGAGCAGGGTGTTCGACTAGCAGTATTTAATGCTGCAAAACGCAAAGGCAAAACCGATCAACGGGCAGCATTTGAAGCTAGAGATGTGTCAATTGATTTTGCAAGAGGTGGTACAAGATCAAAACAATTTAATAAATATCTACCCTTTTTTAATGCAGCTTTGCAGGGAAGCGACAAATTATTTAGATTTGCCAAATCAAATCCTAAAACGTTAATTATGTGGGGTACGGCTACCGTAACAGTGCCACAGATGGTTATTACTATGTCATATTTGTATGGTGCGTCAGAGGACGATAGGGAAGAATATTTAAACATTCCTCAATTTCAGAAAGATTTGTTTTATTGCGTTAAAGTAGATGATGTCTGGGTGCGATACCCTAAACCATTTACTATTGGTTATATTTTTGGAAGTGTAATTGAAAGGTTAATGATATGGGATTACACAGAAGGCAAAAGCGAATTACAAAAACCGTTGTCTGAAATGTTTGCAAGTATGGCTAAATCAGTAAGCCCAGTATATGACGCTCAAAGTATATTGCCGCCACTGCTACAAACAGTTCTTGAGCTACAAAATAATCGTGACTTTTTTAGGCAACAAAATATTTATCCGCAATGGATGGAAAATTTACCCCCAGAAATGAGGGTAACAAAAACAACATCAGAAACAGCAAAGTTTATTGGCGAAAAATTTGAGGTAGCACCAGCAGAAGTAGATCATTTATTGAGAGGAACATTTGCAACATCAGCTTATTATTTAACGGACGCAGGAGATTTTATATTAGATCAAGTGCGTGATTATAATAATGAGCGCCTAGCAGCAAAACCAAGTGTCAAGCAAATAGGTGGCTTTGACAGAGATGCGCCATTGATAAGGGCGTTTACAATGTCAGACCCTACGGGCAACAGGGCAAATGCTACAACAGAGTTTTACGATTTAGCGAAAGAAGCGCAACAATTTAAAAGCGGCTATGCAAAATTAACCACACCTAAAAAACGAAAAGCGTTTAAAGAAAAAAACATAATTATGTTCAGAACGCATAGGACAATCCTTGCAACACGCAAGCAGCTTAAATCGTTAAATCAAAGGCGCAACAAAATTTACGAACATTTAACCATGTCAGCTAACCAAAAACGTGATGCATTGGCACGTATAGACCAGCAAATATTTAGATTAACGACTAAAGCCAACGAGAAGTTTTTGAAGACTTTAGAGAAATATGAGTGATATAATCAAGATAATTGAGGTAATAACATGACAGTTACAGCCGCAACTACAAGGAACGACTACACTGCTACTAGCGGTCAGACGGTCTTTGCCTATACGTTTACTGCTCTAGCTGAGTCAGACATTGTTGTATTAAAGAATGGTACAACGCTAACGCTAGGTGGTAGTAATGATTATACACTATCTGGAATAGGAAGCTATGGCGGTAATGTAACGCTTGTAGTGGGTGCAACAACTGGCGATGTTATTTCTATTTATTTAGATATGCCGATTGCTAGAACAACCAACTATCAAAACAGTGGTGACTTTTTAGCATTAGATGTAAATGGTGACTTTGACAAACTATACATAGCGTTACAGGAAGAACAGACAAATGGGCAACGGTCTATAAGAAGACCACTTGCTGATATAAATACAATTAGTATGGAGTTGCCTAAAGCAGCAGATAGGGCTGGTAAGTTGGCTGGCTTTACATCAACTGGTGCTGTAGAAGCGGTTGCCTATTCTGGGGCAAATAGCACGTTTACAGTTTTAAACATTGATACGTTTACAGGCAATGGTTCAACAACAGCGTTTACATTGACTGACACGATTACGGCTAAAGAGTTTTTGCAAATTTCAATTGATGGCGTAATGCAAGCTGTAGCAACTTACTCTGTATCTGGAACAACCTTAACATTTACTGAAGCACCACCCTTAAATTCTGGTATTGAAGTTAGAAAGTTTATCGGAAATGTTACAACCCTTGAAGGTATATCAGGCGTTACGGCTGGCACTAATCTTAATGGTGGTGGTACGTCAGGGAATGTAACAGTTAATGTAGATGCATCACCGTCATTTACAGCAGTTACATCAGGTCAGGTGGACATTACGGCCCAAGGTGACCTAAGACTCCAAGATTCATCTGGAGGACAGTACGCAGCATTACAAGCCGCTGCAACGACTACATCTTATACATTGACGCTACCAGCAGCGGTTGGCTCAAGTGGTCAGGTTTTACAAACTACGGATGGGTCTGGGACGCTTGGATTTGCTACCGTAGGTGGTGCATATAACGAATGGGCTGTTAAAACCACAACCTATCAATTAGTCCATAAAGACCAGATTATCTGCAATCACGCATCAACACCTTTTACGGTCACGTTACCTACAGCCAATGTTGCTGGCGGTAATGTTGGCAATACAGTAATTATTAAAAATGTTGGAGCAGCTACGGTTACAGTTGCAAGAAATTCTAGCCCAATCGATTCAGCAGCATCGGACGGAACATTGCCGTCTGGTAATGCCGTCCAGTTAGTTTATGTGGATGACACTATCGGTTGGGCATCGTTGTGAGGATTAAATAATGGCAGTTTTAGGAGCAACTAATTCAACACCACCACCAACAATACCAATAACGGTATCGCAGACATGGACACCCCCATTAAATGGTACAGCGATTATACACTGTATCGGAGGAGGTGGCGGAGGCAGTGGCTTTGGAAATAATGGTAGGGGTGCTGGAGGCGGTGGAGGATATTCCAGAAAAGCTGTCACTATAAGTACAAGCACAAACTGGACATTTGTAGTCGGTGGAGGAGGCAATGGTAATTATAATTCGTCTGCTTTAGCAGGAGGAAACACTACGGCTACTGATGGCTCATCATCGTTAACGGCAAATGGTGGGCAGGGCGGTCAAGGTTCGGCTGGTGGTACAGGCGGCACGGCTTCTGGTGGTGATGTAAATAATGCTGGTGGGGCTGGAGGCTTTGACGGTGGAGGCGGTGGTTCTGTAGGCGTTTATGGAACAGGCGATGCTGGTGATGGTGGTGCTTCTACCTCCACATACAATATGGCTGGATATTATGGAGGTGGAGCAAGTGACGCTCAGTCTCCGTTTATGGGCTGGTCATATGGAGTGTTAGGTGGAGGTGGGCCAAGAGGTAGAAATTACAGTGGGTACTCTAGCGTTGCGGCATCAGGGTTGGACGGGCCATTGCAAGGCGGTTTTCTGTCTGGTGGAGGTGGAGTTTTTTCTGCTTCTTATAATCAACAAATGGCAGGAGGAAACGGTGGAATTGGAGGTGGAGGAGGTTCAATTAGAGCAGCAATTAACAATTCAATTGTTGGCTGTGGTGGCTCTGGTGGCAATGGTTTAATTGTTGTTATGTATTTGACGGTAACGTAAGGAGATAAATATGACAGCATATGTAATTAAAGAAAGTAATGGGACAGTAATTAATCCGGCTGCTCTTGGTGAGCTTGATTTTTTTAAAAAGATTTATCCAGATAAGGTTATTGAAAAAGTTGAACCTTTAACACTTTCGTCAAAAGAGCTTGCAGAACAAGAACAACAAGAAGCAAAGATGTGGAGAAATACTGAACTTGATAGAACGGATACGCTTTATCTTGTAGACGATTATCCAGACAAAGATAAGCTGAAAACATATCGTCAAGAGTTAAGAAATTGGCCCAGCACCGCTGATTTTCCAGACAAGAAACCAACCTTGGGAAGCTAGTTATGGCACTAACCGAAGCGCATAACAGAATGATTTTTGGCGCACCAGCTAATGTTAAAGATTTTGGTGCGGTAGGAAACGGTACGACTGATGATAGTGCTGCTATTCAATTAGCACTAGACCAAGCAGGGCGTGTATATCTTCCAGCAGGAACGTATCGAATTGACACTAGCCTGAGAATTAAATCATCCACACATTTTTTTGGCGATGGTGTTGAAGCATCTATTTTAAAAGAAGGTGGTGATGACGCAGCAGTAACACTTACAACATTGAATACGTCTATCTTGATTAACCAAGCCTATCAAGATAATGCAGCAAGCGGCAACGATTCGATGATAGTTGAGAATATTGGCTTTCATGGTAAGCGGTCAACAGCCGTAGCAGATGGTGCGGTAACAACTACTAATAAAGGTATTGGTGGTATTTATTTTAAATACTCTAGCCGAAGTCAAATAAAGAATTGTTACTTTAAAGATGGTTGGTCTGGGTTTGTATTCGATGGAACGCGAACAGGTTTTACTAATCTTGAACAAAACAGAATTGAGAATTGCACTGTATTTAACGCTGATAGCTGGAATGCTAACGGCAACACTGGAACACCCAGAGGAATGTCTATCGCTTGTGACTACACGATGCTCACGGATAATGCAGTTAACGCTAGTGCAACAGGTTATTACATCGGCTCGTCTAATGTTGTTATGGATGGATGTGAGGCGCACGATTGGAATTATGACAACGGGTTTTACTGTCTTGCACCACAGTTAAAAATGACTAACTGCACAGCCAATGGTAATTCATTTGGTAATGGTTTTACGTTTGCTTATAACGCTGGTGCGCTAGTTACAAACTGCGAAGCATTAAATTGCTCAAACATGGGTTTCAGGTTACACGCTCCACAGAGAAATTCATCACTAGCAAACTGTAAAGCTATTAACTGTGGGTATGGGTTACGCGCAGAAAACACATTGAGTTGGACTAGGGCAGCGGCTAATGTTACCGCAGCGGATGAAACAATAAATGTTGCGCCAACTGGTACAGCCAATGTTACGGTGCGAATGGTAACAGTTGATTTAGGTGAAGCAGTAAGCGGCACGTTATTTACTGCTGATGGCTGGATAAATATTGATGGTGCATCAGCCGCAGGGTTTAACGGTTCATTCCCAATTTATTCTCTCAGCGGAAACAACATTAAATTTATTTCTGAAGATGCGCCTGTGGGCAACTCAGGTGGTACGCCAGTTGTGAGGTATTGTTTACACGATATCAACGTCAATAATTTCTTAACCGATACCAATGAGATTGATGCAGTAGAGCTACATAGAACAGGCAATATTATTTTAAACAATCTTACTGTCAAACAAGCTAAAAGTTATGGGGTAGAGATATTTGATAGCCGTTCTATTACTGTCGCTAATTGTATGTTTTATGAAACCTATCAGGCTGGCGTGTACGCACAGGATTCTGTCGGAGTAATCATCGACAACATCAAGACTTACGACACAAAAGGGTCGGGTGATACATCATCTAATCGAGGGGTTATTTCTTTTTATCAGGTGCAAGGTTTAACAATTACCAACGTAGTCGGTAGCAGTTATAAAACGTATTGGATAGCTCAAAGTGCTACGGCAGAGACTTACGCAAGCACAGGTATAGTCAAAGATAACTATCGCACTGACAATATTACGCAACTAGACTTTACGTTGTTTCCAATATTCTATGAAGGCTCTGGTGCTGGTACGCCAGAATCAGTCGTAGTTGCTGGTATTGGTAGTGTATGGCACAGGAATAATGGTGGGTCTAATACGTGTTTGTACGTTAAAGAATCTGGAGCATCTAACACAGGATGGGTGGCGAAGTAATGGATATGAAAATGTTAACCAATGTACTTCCTGTTGCAACGGTAGCAGCAGCAACAATCTTTAGTTATGCGACTTTAAGTGCAACGGCAGAAAGTAACACAGATGACATTGACAGAAACCACAAAACGCTTGAGAAGCATGAGGAAAAAATAGACACATTAGAAGACGAAGTTATCCGTCTTGCTAGTAAGACTGAGCGAATCGAAGAGGTTACGAGAGAAACCAAATTAGACGTTAAAGAAGTTTTATTGATTTTACGAAGGGAGTCCACGAAATGAGTAATCCGTATGAGGGCGTAGGAGCTAGTTTAAACGGTGCCGTAAGCACATGGGTATCCGTTACCCCTAGTGACGGTTCAGACAACGTAGGAACAGGAAATACAGCGATTGGGCTGTACATCGGGACGGCTGGAAACATTGTTGTTATTACCAAAAACGGTGACACAATTACTGTTCCTGTGCCTGATAATTTTTATTTTATCTGCGGTGTGACGAGGGTTAAGTCTACGTCAACGACTGCATCTAACATTTTTGCATTAATCGCATGACACTCGCCCACTTTAACGCATCAATTTTTTCGTCTATTCCCAGAGGTGGTGGGGCATCGGGCTATAACATTGAATATCTTGTTGTGGCTGGGGGCGGTGGTTGTGGCGGACAGTTTCAAGGAGGCGGCGGTGGCGGTGGCGGTCTTTTGCAAAACACTTTAGAAGGCATTGCGTCAGGATTTAACATTACTGTTACCGTTGGGGCAGGGGGTGCAAAAAACAGTGGAAATTCGACAGGTTCAGATGGCACGACATCTAAGTTAGAAGCATCCGAAATAACTAATGTTACTACTGTCGGAGGCGGTGGTGGGGGTGGTTATTCTTTTAGCCAAGATTCTGTAAGTGAAGGGCGAGATGGCGGTTCGGGGGGCGGCTCTGGAGGAAACGGAGGGGCTGGAGGGCTGGGCACATCGGGTCAGGGAAACAATGGTGGAAGCGGTCAAAATCCAGCAGGAGCATTTTTTGGTGGTGGCGGTGGCGGTGGTGCTGGTCAAGCTGGACAGACATCCGTAAGTTATTCAGCAGGGGCTGGAGGAAACGGAATTAATTGGAAGTCTTTGGGTGCGTTTTATGCAGGAGGTGGCGGTGCTGATGGTTCTGCAAATGGTGGGCTAGACTCTAATGCTGGGTCTGGTGGAGGAGGGACTGCAAATACTGGAGGTGGGGGTACAGCAAGAGGTGGGGCTGGTGTAGCCGGTGGGTCAGGAATTGTTATTCTTCGATATGAAGGCGCACAAATAGGAAGTGGTGGCACAGTAACATCGTCTGGTGGTTATACTTATCATACATTTAATAGCAGCGGAACTTACAGCACATGAGTCATTTTGCAAAAGTTAAAAGCAGAAAAGTTCTTGAAGTTATTGTTGCTGAACAAGACTTTATAAATTCTTTGCCAAAAGAAACGGGTGTTAAGTGGGTGCAAACATCTTATAACACGAGAGGGGGTGTTCATTACAAACCTAACTCTAATGAACTATCAGGTGAAGATGGATTAAGAAAAAACTTTGCTGGTGTTGGATATACATACGACACTGGGCGAGATGCTTTTTATGCGCCTAAACCTTTCACAAGCTGGACGCTAAACGAAGAAACTTGTTTGTGGGAACCACCCACCCCCATGCCTGATGATGACAAACTTTATCAATGGGATGAGTCTGCAAAAGAATGGATAGAAATAGAGTGAATGGAGATTATCGTCTTTGCTTTGATTGTGCAGCTAACGCCTGATGATAGTGAGCGTGTGGCTAATTATTTTATTAATCAAAAACAATGCGTACACATAGCAAGAGTTTTAACTAAACGAGAGGAAAACTATAAGCCAGCATTAGCGTTTTGTAGACCAGCCTTTGTTGACCCTAACAAAGTTGAGGTAGATGGATATGCCAAAACAATTACAAATAACCAGTAAGTACGCAAAGTACGATTTAGACCAAGATGGCACAGTAACAGACGAAGAAATAGAACGTCATCAACAACTGGTAGAACTAGAACTAAGAGAAGAAAAAGCCGATTCACAAAAACGAATGGCGTGGGTTGCTATGGCTTCTATGGTTTTATTTTCTATATTCCTTATGTCACCTATAATGCCTGACTCCAGAGTTAATGCATTGTCTGACCTTTTAGGTTTATTTTATATTGCACAGGCGAGTGTGTGTGGTGCGTACTTTGGGGCAACTGCATACATGAGTAGAAAGTAGTGTGCTTGAAGAAATACAACAAGCAAACCAAGCATTTGCTACAATTAAATCAGCCTTGCAAAATGGCAGGGAGTTTTATGACGTAAGCGAATCGTGTGCTACATACTTTAATTGTAAAAGTTTAATTGCAAGGCGCAGTAAAAAGAAAGGAAGAAAGACAGAACTGCAAAACTTTATGGAGTTAGAGAAACTTCGCAAGCAAGAAGAATGGATAAGAGAATGGATGATATATGCTGGCAGACCTAACTTATATGACGATTGGTTAAAGTTTCAAAGTCAGTGTAAAAAAGTAAGAGCCGCAGAAGAACGTGCAAAAAAACAATCAGATGAAGCAATAGCCAATCAAGTTATGAAATGGTTTAAATGGATGGGCGGTGCTACAGCTACATTGTTTTCTATTCTTGTGGCAGTAATGGATTTCTTACAAGTAGCAAAGGGAGAGTAAGATGTTGCAAGCATTGATAGGCCCAGTAGCAGGATTGTTAGATAAGTTTATTCCTGATGCTGATGAGAAAGCAAAGCTGGCTCATGACATAGCTACGCTATCTGAACGACACCATCAAGAAATAATGATGGCGCAGATAGAAGTGTTAAAAGCTGATGCAAAGGGCAACTGGTTTCAAGCGTCTTGGAGACCACTTTGCGGTTATGTTTGCGTACTTGCGTTAGCAATTAATTTTCTAGTATCGCCAATTGCAGCCGGATTTGGTGTGGTCATTCCTCAAGCTGATGCGTCAGTTATGATGCCCATTCTTTTGGGTATGTTGGGATTGTCGGGCGGTAGAAGTTATGAGCGAATAAAAGGTGTTGGCAAATGACACGTTTTAATCAACTTAAAATAATGTTACGCAAACATGAAGGTGTACGAAAACACGTTTATAAATGCTCTAATGGATTTGAAACAATTGGTGTTGGACGCAACATATCAGATTCCGGTATAGGACTTACCGATGGTGAAATAGACCAGATGCTAATGAATGATATATTCAGAGTTATTGGTGAGTTATCTGACGAGTATGAGTGGTTTAATAACCTTGATGATGTACGCAGAGATGCTATGATTGATATAAGTTTTAACCTTGGACAAACAGTATTACGAAAGTTTACTAACGCCTTGCAAGCTATGCATGACAGAGATTACCACCTTGCTGCTAATGAGTTTATGAAATCTAGGTGGGCATCACAGGTTGGTAAACGTGCAGAAGAATTAACTAACATGATTCGTTATGGAAAGTACCAATAAAAAAGCCCCCGAAGGGGCAATCAATGGAGGGAATAATATGCTTGGTAAAGGTATCATGTAATGGCAGAAAAGAAAAGTTTATTAAAACGAATTGGTGTATCGGGGGTTAACAAGCCTAAACGCACACCAAATCATCCAACAAAAAGCCATGTTGTTGTGGCTAGTGATGGTGGTAAACAAAAGACTATTCGATTTGGGCAACAAGGTGTAACAGGTGATAGACAAAATACGGCACGTTCACGTTCGTTTAAAGCTAGGCATCGTAAGAATATAGCGCGTGGTAAAATGTCTGCTGCGTATTGGGCAAACAGAACAAAGTGGTGATATATGAAAGGTTTGTACTACAATATGAATCAACGAAAAAAGAAAGGTATTAGCAGGAGTAAAAAGAAATCAACTATTACTCCAGAAGCATATGCTAATATGAAACGTGGATTTAAAAAAAGGATGAAAAAATAATGCCTCAAGGAAAAGGAACATACGGTACAAAAAAAGGCAGACCACCTAAAAAGAAAAACAAAAAGTAATTAGTTCCAGCTTACAGGTTCATAGTCTGGATTAGCTTCTAACTTTTTATATTCTTCTTTATAGTGTTGGCCTATTTCTTTACGCAACGCTTTAGTGGTTTTCATTAGCGCATTACTTTTTTCTTGTAGTATTTCAAGATGCGCTGGCCCTAAATATTTGTTTAGGAATTGAGTAAACTCAATAGGGTTTCCTGTATAGTGCATATGGCAGTATGAACACATACAAAGAGTATTGTACAGGCTCCATCGTGTAGCTTTTCGGCTCCTAGAAAAGACATGACAGTTGTGCATCTGCCTATCCATGTTTCCACAGGCTTCACACGTATGTTTGGCTTTTAATCTAACAACTTTAGACATCCATTGGTCACACGCTTCACGTTTCATTTACTAATTCCTTATGTGGAAAGGGGATATGCAGTCCTACTCTTTCTGATATACCTTTGTTTATTACATCGTAAACTTGAGACACTTGTTCGCTCTGCAAATCTTTAGTTGATTTAATGTTAAACATAGTAATCTGGATAGACCGCCAAAACTCTTTAAAACTATGTTCAGTCCAAGGCACTTCAAGTGTGGTGCTTTGAAAACGACTTGTTGTTTGTTGGTATATCCCATGCTCGTTTAAAATCTTTGCTGCTTCTCTAAAATATACTTGCATTGCTGCTTGTTGTTTGGTGGTTCTGGTTTTCCCAGTGTTCCAACGAAACGTTACTTGTTTATGCTTCTCAAACAAAACATCAACGTGTTTTTTAAATTCCTTTTTACCTAGCTCATTTCCAACAAACCACATCTCGCCCATAAATCACCTCACTACTTTTTTTTCCTCATCGAAAATAAGTGATTGCGGTAATCCCGTATACTCGCAAACATCATCGTAATATCCATATACTTCATCCAAATTAACCCACCCTCTTTGCAGTGGGGGGCTATATCCCTTTTTATGCATTTGTTTTTTGAGAAATCTATCGAAGTTAGTTCTAAACGCTTTGGGAGTAGCAGAGTCATATTGTCGATCACCAACCATATAAAATCCAACCATCGAACTGGTAATTTGGACACCCCCATAGTTTCTTAATTGTTTGGCTTTATCATCTAAAGATCGTTTAAGTTTTGCACAAGACATGAACACTCCTGATTATTATTGTAGCAACAGTTCTTTTAACGATTGCAAGTTAGCCGTTATATCTTCGTCAGACAGCGTGTGATCGATACCTATAGGTTGGTATGGCTGGTGTAGTTTCTTAACGGTATACAGCGATTTACAGGCTTCTATGATGTGTTTAACCGTAGGGAGATACTGTTCGTTCTCAAGAATATAGTTTGTGCCTTTTAAAATAACATCACTTGGATATTTGGATAACTTGCTGGCCCACAATTTCTTAGCCATATCAACCTTTTCTTTGTTGGGAAAAGCGGCAAAGAATTGGTTAGAGTAATTGACTTCAAGAATTCCAAACACTCTATTTATTGTGTTGATTTGCTCATCACTTACCAGCCCATGATCGGTCTTTGAGTCGGTCGATAATACTCGTCTTTCTAATACTTTCGTTACGTGTTCCATCGTCTATCCTCTTTTTTTCATTTTCTACCCACGTTCTGACAGCAGCTTTCCAATCGCTCATTTTAGTTTTGCCAACGCGCCATCCATTTGAATCATAATAATTTAAAAACTTCGTTGCGCTAATATCTACTTCTCTTGTCGAAACATATTCCTCAACTTCTGTAAGTGTGGGTTTGCGAAAACCCTTACTAAGTTTAGTATTAGTTTCTTTACTATTATAGGTTTTGACTTTTTTCGCATGGGGTCTTTGCGCGGAATCGATACCCCCCTTGTCTTTTGGCGCATCCACTACAATCGTTATTCGACGTTCTCGTACATTACTGGACGCACTCACCTTGATCGAAGTCACGCCAATATGACCAGCGTTTTTCAATTGTGAAATCCAACGGCTGACCGCCTCTGTCCTAACGTCATAAAGATTTGCAAAATGCTGATTGCTGGCGAAACAAAAACCATACTTGTTGGTCAGTGCTGATACCTCACCATAAAGCAATTTAGCGTTAGCAGAACACTCTTTACAATATCTGACGGAAGCGGGTATCACCGCGTAATACTGTGGTTTTTCCATGTGTTTCTCCTACTCTAATAAATTCTGAAACAGGTACTTCAAACGCAGCAGCAAGCATAGACACTGATTGAAGTGATGGTGTTCGGTGATTGTTCCTTATCAAAGAAATAGTTGATTGATCCAACCCCGATGCCCTCATCAATGTAGCTTGGCTCATTCCCGTTTCCCTCATAAAATGATCTAGCGATTTGTTGATATCCATAATGCATTCCTCTTGTTCCACATGGAACTTTACATGACGGGGTTGCGAATTGCAAATGCGTGTGGTACAGTTAACTGTCAATCACAAAAAACTAGGAGATACGAGATGAGACAATGGACAGAAATGCCAATCGCTGATGCAATTGAGAAGTTGCTAGGATTGCCCAAGGAAGACTTCACTACTTTAAATGATCGAGAGCGTGGCGAATGTGACGCATCGAATCATTATCGTGCGTTAGCGGATCAGTCTAAAGAATATTATGACGGGTACGCGGAAGTGTACGCCAAGCAACAGTGTGAAGATTTTTGGACTCACGTTGCGTTTTTGAAAACGCGAGAAAGTAAATTTGCGCAATATGTTGAAGCGGAGGAGATTGCAGATGAAGACATCTAATTCGATTAAAGCGTTGGCAGCAGCGTTGAAGGAAGCACAAAAAGAAATGGGTGGTGCAGTTAAAGATTCCCAAAATCCATTTTATAAATCCAACTATGCTGATTTGACGGCTGTGCTTAAAACGATTAAAGAACCGTTGGCGAAACACGGTTTTAGTTTTTGTCAGTTTCCTATTAGCGATGAGCATGGTGTCGGTGTATGTACTAGATTGATGCATATTTCGGGCGAGTGGATAGAGAATGAGTTTGTGCTGCCGCTTACAAAGCAAGACGCACAAGCAGCAGGGGCAGCGATAACATATGCCAGACGTTATGCCCTTGCAAGTATCACGGGAATTCCGCAAGTCGATGACGATGCCGAAAGCCTTATGCTGCGTAATGAGTCGAGTATTGAAGATGTGCCAGCGCAACACCCACCAATTCTATATAGAACGCAAGTCAATAAGATTAAAAAATGGCTAAAAGATAATGACAGGGATGACGAGAAATTTTGCGAATACTACAAGGTTAGCTCTGTGTCATCGATGACGTTAGAGCAATACAAGCATTGGGAAAATACATTTAATGTAGACAAAAAATGATTAAATGTTACGGAGTCAAATTAACTGCAAGACAAGCCGCAGCTATGTTGGCAGCAGAGGCGATAGGTCAAGCTGAAATGTGGATGGATTCATCTACTGTTGGTATTAACATCGCGGAAAATGTAACGGAAAAAGAAATTGCTAAAATTAGCTGCGAATATGCAAAAGTTCAACAACGGTTAATAAAAATCTATCAATTAAAAGCATGGCTACCACAGTTTTATGGAGAAGAAGAAGGCAGAAGGTATAGTTATGATAATTCTTGATTGTGATCAAGGCACTGAAGAATGGTTGAGATTAAGGCGTGGTGTTCCGTCAGCTAGTCGGTTTGACAAGATCATCACAACAACTGGCAAACCATCTGCGCAGAGTGAGGGATATTTTAATGAACTGCTTGCCGAACGGTGGACAAGGAAGTCCACCACCTTTCATGTGACTGATGCGATGGCGAGAGGTACAGAGCTAGAACCCGAAGCTAAAATATTCTATGAATTATTTTGTAACGTTGATGTGATTGAATGTGGTTTTGTGCTGCACTCAAATAGACATTTTGGGTGCAGTCCTGACGGCCTAGTTGGGCAGAAAGGATTAGAAATTAAATGTCCAGCCGCTAAGACTCATGTCCAGTATTTGCGAGACGGCAAGCTGCCGACAAAGTATATTCAACAAGTGCAGGGGTGTATGTTAGTAACGGGATTTACGTGTTGGGATTTCTTGAGTTATCACCCTGATTTGCCACCCTTGCTTGTTACGGTCGAGAGGGATGAAAAGCTAATTGGAGCATTGGAAAATGAGCTTGACGTTTTTTGTTCAAATTTAGTTAGTGAAATAGAGAGGTTAGGAGATGCAGCAAAGACTAAAACTTAATATCAATTTAGATAAGATTGATGCGGAAAGAATTTATCACGGGAAAAAAGGACGGTGGTTGGATTTGACCCTACGAGTTGATCCCGATGCAGAGCTATCCAATTTTGGTAATCATGGTTTCGTTGCGCACACTCAGACAGAGCAAGAGCGCGAGGCCAGCGCAGCAGGACAAAAAGCGTATGCCCCGATTGTTGGTAATTTTACGATCACTTGGCAAGAAGGAAGGGAGCGTGTGAACGTCACTGAAGCTAAGAAAGAAAAGCCCGTTCAGAAAAAAGACGCTACCGATTGGATCAACGATTATAAGGTATCTCCAGAAGAGTTAGAGCAAGCTGAAGAGCAAGATTTTAAAGATGACCCGATTCCATTCTAGGCCGTTATATGAGACCTCTGAAGACCTGTCGAAAGAAGGTGAGGTCATGTCGTCGGTTGCAAAAATATGGCAGTGCGATTACTTCAAACTGCCATTGTCGTACAGACTGGATTTTGCACTGTCAAGACATGGGCGAGTTATATCATTATGCGAGGTGAGATGTCGTAATAACTCGATTAAAAAATACCCCACAATGATATGCAGTGTTAGCAAGAGGGAGAAAGCATTATCTCTGAGCGATTGCACGGGCGTTACAAGCGTTTTTCTCGTTCAGTGGACTGATGCTGTGGGGTTTATAGATTTTGCTGTTAAACCTGATTTTATAGCTGTTGGAGGGAGGACGGGAGACAATCGGAGAGACTACGAAGATGTCGAGATTCTTTGCCATTATTCTGTCGAGCATTTTACTTTGGTAGATGTGAAGGTCGAGGAGGTAGAGGTTAAAGATTGGGCCGCAGAAATAAAACAAATGATTGCTGGTGATTAGGCCACGCCACCAGCAGCGTGTCATGACGGATAGGAAAACCGTTGCCTAACAAATCCCATCTAGACAGGGAAGTATGAAGAGCATAGCTGCTAAAAGAAAAAACAGCAATTGCACAGCGATAATAGAACCTAAAACTTCATAACCTGATAGCTCAATAATCGGCAGTTGTCCTGTCATAAAACCGTGTATTTTTCGTAGTGTTTTCATGTTATAATTCCTTATGTTTAGGGGGCTTGCGCCCCCCCGTTCTTTAACAGTTAGTTACCAATTGCCAGTAGGAATTGACGGGTCGATATCGGCAATCAAAGTCATCATACAAAACGCCATGTTTAACGCACGTAAGATGACCGCTATTTTTAACAATGGCTATGCCGTCAAAATCCCAGTCTCTCAGTTTTATTAGTTTGCCGTCTGGGGTTCGTGGGCAGCGTTGGCGAACAAAAGAGCCGTGATAAGGTTGATCTATGCATCCAGTTGACGGAAGATAGGACTGCCATACTTTGTCGTGGTTTGGAAACGCGCCACAATCATGAGCGTATTCCATCAACTCGCAGAAAACCGATTCATATTTTAGTTGGAGCTGAGATACATTTCGCCAGTTTAGATATGAAGCAGACAGATTTTTAGCATCGGGTCTAACAAAAAACGTTGTAGCGTAAGTTATGGCCCTGATTACGCAATCATCTTTGAAAGACTTACAAGGTCGTATAGCTTTGCTCAATTCTGTAGTGTCGTAATATTTCATCTTGTATCCTTTTGTTTGGTTATCTAGTAAGCCCCGTATGGGGCTTTTCATGAGGGAACCACCCTCAATCGTCAGCTAGAACGCAGATCGAATTAATATGTTTTCATCAGATGTGATTTGACGGGCAATAATTTCAATTAAATTGTTTCTGATGTCGGTTCTGCGATTAGCTAAAGTTGGGATCATATGCCCCATAGCGTTATGCGCAGAGTCAATGTCAAGTAGTTCTCTGACATAATGAATAGCTTGTAGATGTTCGGCTAATTTTAAAACAGCGCCAGTATGATCGTTAATGTCAGTGAGCTGCTCTATTTCGTTTACTAAAGTTGTTATTTTAGTCATGGTGTAAATCTCCTAAGTAATGTTTGACCCCCATATGGGGGTCGTGTTTTGTGTTTAGTTTATGCTGCAATTTCCAACTGATTTATATCAACATTTTCTAGAATGTAGTCCAGCGCTTTCTTGGCATCTTTGGCAGCGTCCACGATAAACTTGGTATCACCCTTGAGGACGGAGAGCCAGCTATCGATGTATTCGTCGTGTTGCAGCCCTTCATAGGGTAGACCCAAAACAGAGCCAGCCATTGCGCTCCCTAGTTCTGCTACTAGTTCTTCATAGGCGTATGAGTGAGAGCCAAAACGGGCGCTCTTTAAACGTGCTAAACGGTCTTTTGATCCCGTCCAGTGTATGATCTCATGCAAGAGAGTAGATTCGTAATGTGACTCAGTTTTGAACGCTTGCAGATGGGGCATTTTGATCGTATCGATAGATGGAATGTAACACGCTCTATCACCGCCATGTTGTAAGTCAATATTGAGGAGTTGAGAGAGAACGTTAGCGTTGCCGTTGCATACATCAGTTTTAACAATCTCGCGCACTTTTAGCTTGTCGAGATTCTCGCACTGTTCAGCGTTGTATACTGGGAATCCGCGAAGTAATGGGAAGGCGTTCTTTTCTTTTGTGCCGTCAGACTTAACAGTCTCCTTCTCGATGATCTTAAAGAGTGTGATGCCCGTTGCTTTCTCGCCTTTCTTGACGTAACCACCTAAATCTTGAGCTTGTTTGTAGGATAGCCAAACGGGTGACCGGTAGGGCGCTGATGCCAAAATAAGCCAATTAATGCCTTGATAAGGTCGGCCAGTGATGGCGTTATAAGGCGCTGAACCGTCTGCAATGCTTTTCCAAGGTTTGCTCCATTTACCAGTACATTGCTCAAGGTTATTGATAACCGTATCGGTGATGGTCTGCATGATTACCGCAGTGTCAGTAACGCCACCGCCTTTCTTTTTAAATTTCTTTTTCATGTCTAATTATCCTTTTATCTAATTAAATGGTTTGAGTTTCGACATTGATGGTGTAACCCAGCAATTTAATATTTCTTATCGCTGAGTCAGTGAGGGTGACAGTGCCAGCAATGGCAGCAAAGTTTCGGGCTTTGGCGCATACTGGATAAATGGCACGAGTGCCGTAGTTGTTTTTGATGTTAACTATAATGTGCATGTCGAATTTCTCTTTTATCTAATGAATGAAATACGAATATAATCTTTATCTTTGCAAGTGTCAATGATTTATTTATATATGACGCATTTAGTTGTGTTTTGTGTGCAGAAAAATATAATAGCTTTATTGTCTTATTTACAAAGTGTTCTCTTATGCCGTCTCGTTTAGGATCTCCCAACAAACAGAAAGCGTTTTTGTTGAAGCGTTTGCAAGATATGTTCGGGGAACAATTCGATCCCATAATAAAAGCTGCGGAACGCGCTCACTCAATCGATCAGATGGCTATTGAATCCGATGCGATAGAGGATCATAAGAGCGCCTTGGCTGCATGGGTAGCAGTGGGGGAATTCGTCACCCCCAAACTCAAGGCGGTGGAAGTCAAGTCCGATGATGGCCTGACAGTCTCAGTGATACGCAAAAGATACGATGCAGCGCCCGAAAAGGTCATTAATGGCAGGGGTGCGGTCGGGCTACAGGCCAGTGATAGCACGGCTTTAGAGGAGGCACCCCCCATCGAGGGCCGCGACACACATATATATATACCTCCACCTCAAAAAAAAATTAAATGAAAGGTCATATCCACAAACTGCCTAAGAAGGACATAGAACGCCATTTCCCTGAGAAGAATGGTGGGAAAGGTAGTCATGCCCGAAAGAACACAAAGGCAGGGAGAGAGGCTTTTAGGGCCAATTACGACAGGATATTTAAGAAGTGAGATGTTATGTCTGTCACGAGGATACTGGTGATGGTTGGATTGATTATAGAGATGACAGTCGCAATGTAGATCATATATCGGTATATACGTGTTCTGCTTGTTTATGCAGTGTAACGATTACGTTTCCGTCACAGGTTTACATTGATGAGGTTGATGCGTTTTTAGAAGGCCCCAAGTTACGTTTGGTTAGGAAGGGTGATATTGAATGAATGTAGAATATAATCTTATGCCTCAAGGTGCTGTCTTGCAGGACTTTAATGATTGTCGGTCAAGGAACTCTTTTATCATGGGGCCATTAGGTTCTGGTAAGACTGTTCAATGTATTCTTAAACTCTTTGATTTGATGTGCGAACAAGAGCCTGTAATGCAACAAGACCATAAGAATTATGGTGTACGCTTATCTCGTATTATAGCAGCTAGGAACACGTATAGTGAGTTATTTTCTACTACGATTAAGGATTGGTTGGAGATACATGGTGAGTTAGGAGACTTCAAGCAGGGCAATAAGGAACCCCCTACACACTTTTTGCGGTTTAATTTAGAGGATGGCACACAAGTACATTGTGACGTTGTATTTATAGCCTTTGATAGACCAGAACACGTTAAGAAGGCTAGGGGTATACAGACTACATGGGTATGGTTAAACGAGGTTAAGGAGCATTCCAAGGCTGTTTTGGATATGTTAGACCTGAGACATGGTAGATACCCATCGAATAAGGAAGGTGGTAGACCCACGCATCATGGCATTATTGGTGATACTAACGCACCTGATGAAGATCATTGGTATTTTAAGATTGCTGAGATAGAAAGGCCCGAAGGATGGGCGTTTTATCGTCAGGCTGGTGGTGTTTTTAAAGATGGTGAGCGTTGGAAGTTAAATGATAATGCCGAAAACCTGATAAACCTACCATCTGATTACTACAAAAGGGGTATGAACGGTAAGGATAATGATTGGATAAAGGTTAATCTGGCAAACGAATACGGCTTTGTATCCAATGGTAAACCTGTACACCCCATGTATACTGATTCAGTACACTGTCAGCACTTAGATTTTAAACCAGATAAAGACATTCCTATTGTTTTAGGCTTTGACTTTGGACGAACACCAGCCTGTGCCTTTATTCAACGTACACCTATAGGACGATGGGTTTGTTTTGATGAACTGGTGTGTACGGATAGTGGTGCTGTAGACTTTGCGCCTACGTTAAAACGCTACATTGAAGAACATTACCCTAACTGTACGTTTAAAGGTTGGGGTGACCCGTCAGGTAATAATAAAAATCAGGCTAATTCTGATACACCATTCCAAATAATTCGTGCAGCAGGAATACCCTGTCATCCTACGCAGTCTAATGACCCTCTAAAGCGTAGGGCTGCACTAGAAGTGCCTATGAAAGAGATGTGTATGGATGGTAAACCACGCTTTACTGTACTACCAAAAGCCTCAATGATCCGTAAAGGTCTACAAGGTGGCTTCTGTTATCGTAGAGTACAGGTATCAAATGAACGATATACTGATGAACCTGATAAAAATGAATACTCACACCCTGTAGAAGCACTTGAATATGCTTTACAAGGTGAAGGAGAAGGCCGTCAAGCCCTGAGAAGGAGTGGATTTACCAAACCTGTTACCGCAAAAGTAGCTGTTAATGTCTTCTGAGCTATATATTTTTTTTACAGATGATGATGGGCATTGGTGGAGTCGCTTTTTAAACAAGGAGATACGGCATTGTTTTATAGTAAAGCCTGAGAAAGGCGTGTATATGGTTGTATCACGACAGCATGACAAGGTAGAATTAGCTTTATGGAAGAATCTTATAATAGGCAAGTCCTATAAATTGTTAAAATTTGAGCAAAGACCGCCTGTTAAGAGTCTGTTTATGCTCAATACCTGTACTGGATTGGCAAAACAGTTGTTAGGAATTGACAATCCGTTTATATTAACGCCCTATCAGTTATATAAATATGTGAGGAAGCATAATGGGATTTATGAAACCAAAAGCCCCTAAACCGCCAGAGCCAACTGCTGAAGAACTAGCAATGACCGCCAGACAGAAAGCGTCATTAGATAAAGAGATTGAAGAAGAAGAGAAGCGTCTTAAAGCGGTAGCTAGAGGAGGATTGGGAACACGGTCTATGCTTGCGTCGGCAACGCCTATGGGCGCTAAATCAACCCGAAAAGCAGGGCCAATTAAAAATAGATCATACAGTTTGCCATCGATGTTTGGTGGTGGATCTATTAATGTCCCAAGTGGTAATCGTCAAGCATGAAACTTCCTAAAGAGCTAGGCTCATTAAATGACCTCAAACGCAGGGAAGCTAAAGCGTTTGAAACAACCATGTATTGGCATAGTTTATTAGAAGATGTTTACGAGTATTTTCTGCCTAATCGAAACCTGTTCGACAACAATCGTCAGGGGCAGAACAAGATGGAAAAAATCTTTGACTCGACAGCATTAGAAGCTATCCAGCAAGGTGCGTCTAAGTTGCAGGAAAACATTGCACCTATTTGGACGCGTTGGGTTACATTTGCTCCATCTAATCAAGTATTACAGCTATTAAACTCCCCAGAAGTAGACGTTTCAGAAGAACAAGTACGGGCAAGCCTTGAAGAACAAGCGGTTATTGTGTTTGATTATATAAACAGAAGCAACTTTGCTACGCAGTTTTTTGAGTTAGCCTTGGAGTTATTGGTAGGCACAGGCACGTTAAGGGTTGATGAGGAAGATGACGATAATATGCCTTTGGTATTTAACGCTATTCCGCAAAAAGGTTTAGCGTATGAAGAAGGCCCGTTTGGAAGCATTGAAACACATTGGCGAAGGTTTAAATTAAAAGCGAGAAACCTAGAAAGACACTGGGTTGGTTTTAAACCATCACAAAAATGTGCTGATTTAATCAAAAACTCACCTAATGATGACGTAGAAGTGGCAGAAGGTGTGGTGTATATGCCCGAAACAAAGACTTATTACGGGTGTGTATGGCTTAAAGACGAAGACCACATAAGCTGGACGCAAGATTATGGAACCTCATCACCTTGGGTGACAGGTCGATACTCAAAAGTATCAGGTGAAATCAGAGGAAGAGGGCCAGCACTACAAGCACTACCTGATGTTCGCTCATTAAACAAGGCAAAAGAGTTTGTTTTACAAAAAGCGGCAATTGATTTGGCAGGAATGTACACCGCAACGGATGACGGTGTGACTAATCCATACAATATTGAAATATCGGCTGGCATTGTTATTCCAGTTGGTTCTAACAACACTAATAATCCGTCCATTCAGCGATTAGACACAGGAACTAATTTAAGTTTGGCGCAATTTGAGATTAATGAGTTACAAACGTCTATCAAGAAAACGTTATTTAACGATTTGCGTGATCCGACAGGGCCAGTTCGTTCAGCTACAGAAGTGGCGTTAGAATCACGAGAGTTAGCAAAGCGAATTGGTAGTGCGTTTGGTCGATTACAGACAGAAGTTCTTATTCCTATTATTAAACGTTGTGTATTTATCCTGTCGCGGAGAGGGTTAATAAGACCGTTGCAGCTAGATGGGCGCGATGTAGAGTTAAAATTCCTTTCACCATTGGCAAAAGCGCAGGATGGAGAGGATTTGCTATCAGTTCAACAAGCGGTTGCATTTGTATTGCAAACCGCAGGGCCAAACCAAGCAATGATGGCGTTTAAAACAGAAGACTTTGGCACATGGGCGGCACAGAAAACAGGTATGCCATCAGAATTAGTAAGAGGGCCAGCAGAAAAAGCGGCTGTTATACAAGCAGGAGCAGAAGCTACGCAAGCTGGGGCAGAAGCAGCACAACAACCAATGCAAATGCAATGACATGGACAGACATTGATAAAACCTCTTTAGATTCGCAGGGGGCAAACCATCAAAACGCAGAAAGACGCAGGGAAGCGGCTGAATTAGCGCAAGCATATCACCGTTTATTCCAATCAAAAGATGGCGAAAGGGTTTTAGAAGACCTGACTAAACGATTCTTATGGAATAACGATACAAGTTTTGGAAGCTCTAACGTCAACTATGAAGCTGCATACCACAATGGAGAAACAGGTGTGGTCAAGTTTATTGCTAATCAACTACAACAGGCTGAAGTGCTATGACGGAAACAAAACGAAGAAAGAAAAAAACCGTTGAAAAAATATTCCCTGATGAAAGTGCTACATACAAACCCGATTATTTAGAATCTATAGGGTTTGATTATGATTGGTTAGAGTTATTAGCCAATGAATACAAGTTTGACAAGTTTGAATATGTACACAAGTTTAGAGCGTTTCGCTGTTATCAGAAAGATGTTCATGTCGAGTGGATTGATGTAAATATGCTTGCCGTTAAAAACGGAAAACGTAAGTTATGCGAAATTTTGTTAAAGCATCAGCCATTAGGCAAGCACCGAAAGATTATTCATTTACCTTGGGAGTAAACTATGGAAGAGCAGACCGTTGAAGAAGCTGTCGAAACGACAGAACAAAGCGATACTCTGCTAGGTCAGGCAGCACCAGAACTAGGAGAGGGTGAATATTATTTAAGCGAAGGGGTTAAAGGCACAGGCGATATTCCAGAGTGGTACAAATCTGATAAGTACAAGTCTGTTGCAGAGCAAGCTAAAGCGTATCCTGAGTTGTTGTCAAAGTTTGGTGGTTTTACTGGAAAACCTAAAGATGGTTACTCTAAACCCGAAAACGTTATGGAAGAAGATGCGTTATACGACGCGCTGGGGCAGTTTGCTGATAAAACGAATATGTCACAAGAAGCGCATGACGAAGCATGGGAGTTGCTATTAACACAATCGCAAATAGCTGAAGAAGTTAGTCAAGAAGAAGAGTTTTCTAAGCTAGGAAATGACGCAGGGCAACGAGTTAAAATAGCAGAAGGGTTTTTACGCAACAACTTATCATCAGAAAAGTATGAAAGAGCTAGAGAATTAGTCAAAACGGCTGAAAACATCGAGCTAGTAGAGTTGTGTAAAGAGGCAATGGCCCCAGCACGACTACCAATAGAAGGTGGTGAAAGCCCTACAGGAATTACATGGGAAGACATTGAAGCAGAGATGTTTAAAACCACTGACGATGGACAAATGTTGCGCTCTGTCAGTCAGGCGCATGAACAAAAAGTACAGCGCATGATGCAGGAATACGGTGGAAATGTGCCAAATGTACAAATAATTGGTTGATACTGCTATTTTTTAAGTTATAATCGGCAAACTGGATACCGATTCTTCGCCCAGTAATTTAGGTTGGTAGCTAACCTCATTACTGGGATACTTAGCACAAACCTTGAAAAAAACTTTTTTTAACTGAAACCTTTTCAGGGGATTGTTATGAGTAAAACACTATCAAGTGTTGCCGTAACCGAATTTGATAGCATGGTAAAACAGGCTTATCAAGGCATGGGTATGCTCAAGCCAGCGGTTACTCAGCGCAACAATGTGATTGGTGACACATATAAATTTCGTCGTATGGGTAAAGGTCTTGCTAACCAAAAGTCTACATCTGACTTGGTAACACCAATGGATGTGACGCATGAGTTTAAAACAGCAACATTAACCAACTGGAACGCTCCCGAATATACTGATATGTTCGATGCGAAAGATGTCAACTTTGACGAGAAACAAGAACTAGCAAATACTATTGCTGGTGCTTTGGGTCGAAGATGTGACCAGTTAGTAATTGATGCTATGGATGCGTCTACGCCATTAACTACCACAGTCGGTACGGCAGTTGGTGGTGCAGGAACTAACCTTAATATGGCTAAAATCATCAAAGCCCAAGTAGAATTACGCAATCAAGGTGTTCCTAATTCGGAACTGTTTGCTGCGGTTAATGCGCTTGGTTTAAGTGGTCTTCTAAATGACACCACTGCAACGTCTGTAGATTTTCAAGCTGTTAAAGCTCTTGTCTCAGGAGAAAT